TCAAAGGACAGTATACATATAAAATCTATGAGTCATCTACCACACCTCCAACTATTGCTAACTCTACAGGGGTTGTGATTGAAGAGGGCAGGATGGTAGTATCAGGACCAATAGTATCATCAATTTACGAATAATTATGGCATTAAAAGATTTTTTCAAAACAGTAAAGCATGAAATAGTAGAGGGATATCAATCATTCTCTACTCCATTCCTAAAGGTAGGAGGTGCAAATCTTACACTACCCTATGTTAATGGTAGGAATCAGACTAATGGTTATATTCCATTCGGGCAGGACAATCTGTATCCTGAGCTACTCAATCAGATATACTACAGCAGTCCATTACATGGCTCAATAGTGGGGTATAAAGTAAATGCAGCTGTAGGTGGTGGATTTAATATAGTAGCTGATAGACTTACTCCTCAAGATAAGCTAGAGCTATATACACTAGAGAGAAAATTAAACATAAAAAAGGTAGTGCCTGCAGTAACTCAGCAACTAATACTACACAATAGAGTATATTTTAAGTTATGCTTTGATGACAAAATGAAACTCACAAAAATTGTCAATCTATCTCCTGAGAAACTTAGAGTAAACTTAGATAGAAAGAGATACTATATCTGTGATGATTGGGCTAGTAGGATTGGAGTACAGGAGATAAGGAGATACACTCCTACCTGTAGAGACTATGAGCAGTTATTTGTGTATGAGGTAGAATGTATTGGGCAGGATTATTATCCATTACCTCAGTACACCTCAGCTCTTAACTTTGCATTCCTATCAGGTGAGCTTAGCTACTTTGCTAAAAGTAATATCCAAAATTCAGTATTTCCTAGCTTTGCTATGATGTTCCCTAAAAGACCTCAGTCTGAGGAGGAGAAAAACATGATACGAAATACTATTGATAGATTGAAAGGTGCTGCTAATGCAGGTAAAGCTGTAGCATTCTTTGCTAATTCACAGGACCAATTACCTAAGATAGAGTCACTACCTACCAATGGTAATGATAGTCTATTCCAAGAGGCATCACAGCTGAATACTGAGCAGATTTGTTTTAGTCACACTATAGATCCTATACTTATGGGAATCCGTACTACAGGATCACTAGGTAATGGCTCAGATATTAAGCAGGCTTATATCATATTTGAGAAAAATGTAGTAATGCCATTGAGAGATATGGTATCTGACATCTTTAATGAGCTGCTTTTTATAGCTAAGATTGATGCAGATTTCACTATCAATAACTATCAGATAATTAATGAGGCAATAGTAGAACTTGAGGGAGATACCTCTAAGACTAATGATGCACTTAATAGTCTATCACCATTGGTAGCTACTAAAGTACTTGAGACTATGACCGAGAATGAAATTAGAGCCTTAGCATCTTTACCTCCTGTACCTGGAGGAGATAAAAGCAAATCACAAATTGCACAAACACCTATACTATAATGCTATACTTTATAACAGAAACCTACTTAAAGAATAACACACCCATCACAGCTAATGTAGATGTAAACAATGTAACTCCTTACCTAGCTACTCAAGCTCAGCTAAGAATTATGCCTATCTTAGGTACTACATTTTATAATGACTTGCTTACTAAGTACAATGATCAGACATTAGATCCTGATGAAGAGACATTAGTAACATTTATACAGCCTATTATAGCATGGAGAGCAGCAGAAGATGCTGTATTTGGTCTATCTTTACAGCTAAAGAATAAAGGTCTACAGACTCAATTTGGAGATAACAGCTCATCTGTAGATAGAGGTACTATAGCATTCAGTATGGAACACTATGCACAGAAAGCATCTTTTTTTGAGCAAAGATTGATAAGATATCTACTAAAAAACAGAGCTTTATATCCTGTATTCACTAGCACAACTAACAGAGATACTGACTTAAGACCTATGATAGATGGATGTAACTGTCTATCTAATGGAATGCTAGAGTGTAATGGTCTATGTGGAGGTGCAGGTAACAATGGCTATAACAATTCAATCTTAATATTATGAAGCACTCAGGAGTCTTATCATTCTTAACTTTTGGCTTTGGATATCTTTCAGGTATCTCTTTAGTATTTGCTGATCAGTTACATTTCAAATTCTTAGGATGCCTATTAATATCCTACTTTACTTTTTTACTAGTATCTGAAATTGAAGAGAAAAAATGAAAGCACAAATATCCCTACTACTAATATCTATACAACAAGAACTTTTGACTTTAATATCTATTTGCTTTGCATTCTTTTTACCAATCTCAGGAATACTGCTAATGATAGGAGTACTAATATGCATTGATACTTTTACAGGTATATGGAAAGCTAAGAAGATAGGAGATAAAATTACTAGCAGAAAGCTCTCATCTATAATAAGCAAGTTAGCACTCTATGAAGTTACTGTGATAATGTTCTTTTTAATAGACCAATTCATACTAAATGATATCATACTAACTTTTTTTAGTGTGCCATTTATGCTCACTAAAGTAGTGGCATTAGTGTTATCTAGTATAGAGGTGATGTCAATTAATGAGAATTATAAAGTAGTAAAAGGGATAGACCTATGGCAGTCAATGAAGTTACTTTTTGCAAGAGCTAAGGATATTAATGATGACATTAAAAAGATAAAGAAATGACATACACTAGAGAACAGATAGAGGCAGCTGTAAAAGCTAAAGGATATCTTTACTTTGCAGGAGCTAAAGACTATGATGTAAATATTGTAGGAGTTCGTAACTCAGAGCCAGGTCAAAAAGTAACTAATCTCTTTGATGACAAATTAACTCTATCCTATAGAGTAGGTGGTAAATGGTTTTACCATGAGTGGGATGCTACTACTGAGCCAGGTAAAAAAGGAGTAATGCAATTCCATAATGCTAAGGGAGTAGCTAGACTTGTGCCTAATCAATATAGAGGAGTCTATGCTGTATCTATGCATCAGGGAAAATATCAGGCAGTATGTCAAAGATTAGGAGATGTGACTGTATGGAGAGATGGTGATAGAGATATGACCTTTGCACAGGGTAAGACTGACACAGGAATGTTCGGAATCAATATCCATAAAGCAGGTACAGTATCTAGCTTTGTAGAAAATTGGTCGGAGGGCTGTCAGGTATTTAAAAGAGTAAAAGATTTTAATGAGTTTATGGCTATAGTAAATAAAGCTAAAGATATACATGGTAATCACTTTACTTATACCTTAATTGAATCAAATGATATTTAGACTTAGTGTAATTATCTTAATGCTTAGCTCCTGCTCTGCACAATACCATCTTAATAAGGCAATTAAGAAAGGATATAAATGTGAAGAGACAGGTGATACTATCAGAATCACTACACTAGATTCTATCCCTGTTATTATAAATGATACTATAGTATGGGAAAAAATTATCAACACTAAAGATACTATCATAAAGTATAGAAAAGTGTATACTCCCCTCACAAGGCAGGACAAAAGACTACAGTACAAAATACAAGTAAAGACTATCTATAAAGATAGACTAGTATACAAATATAAGTATAGAGCTGAGGGACAAAAGTCAAAGTCTGAGGTGAAAATAGCTAAGACTCAAAGACCTAGACCTAATGGAAATCTAAGTCTATTATTTGTAGGAGTAGGCATAGGTCTACTATTATCATATCTCTTTAAATTTGCTAGAGAGAGATATATGTTCTAAGTTTACACCATCTATGGTAAGAAAAAGACTGTTTTTTGACATTGAGACATCATTCAATGTCGGTATATTTTGGAGATCAGGATATAACCTCACAATCAATCCTGGTGATATCATTCATGAGAGAGCTATTATCTGCATCTGCTACAAATGGGAGTCAGATGGTGATGTACAATTCCTAACATGGGACAAAAAGCAATCAGATAAGGCAATGATTAAAGCATTCCTTAAAGTTATGGCTCAAGCTGATGAAATTGTGGCTCATAATGGGGATAGATTTGACCTCAAATGGCTACGCACAAGAGCTATAATACATGGTCTTGATGTTATGCCCTCACCTAAGACAATAGACACTCTTAAATGGGCTAGAAAGTACTTTAATTTTAACTCAAATAAATTAGATTACATAGCTAAGTATTTAGGAGTAGGTCAAAAGATGGATACAGGAGGACTAGACCTGTGGAAAGATATAGTATTTAAGAAAGATCAGCAGGCAATGGATAAGATGGTAGAGTATTGCAAAATGGATGTCACTGTCCTAGAAGCTGTATTCAATAAACTCAATTCTTATGCAGCTCCTGCTACTCATTATGCTGTAATGGAGGGAGATGAGAAGTACTGCTGTCCTGAATGCACTAACTATAATGTGAGATATAATAAACAGGTAGTGACTACAGGAGGTACTGTACACCATTGGATGCTGTGTAAAGATTGTAGAAAGCACTATAAAATAAATAATAAAACTTACACAGAATTTTTGAAATTCAAATATAAACACTAACTTTGCATAGTTCCATAGTGTAGAAAGCAGTTGTAAGCTCCCCAGCACGCAGCTGCTTTTTTTTATGTCCCGTTTTTTAATTAATAAACTCGAGTTTTTAAGGGTATAACCTAAAAAAAAGTATAAAATTTAAGGTTATAACCTGTAGCAATTCTCTCCAAGTTAGTAAGTTTTGCTGATTGCAGTCGCAAATTGCGACCTTACTATTAAGTAAAAATCACCCTCGTTAAGTGTTTTTCACCTGAACAAGAGTAGAATTTGCCCTTGTTCTTATTTAGAATGAATATAAATTACATTTTTTTATTGCAGTTATAAAACTTTTTAATATCTTTGGCGTATAGTTATCAACAATTAAAACTTTTACACATGGACAAAGAACAAATTATGACAATCATTCTAGCTGAGGAGGCATCACTGTATGACCAGGCTAAAGAAAGTGCAGATGCTTTTGGTAGAAAAGATGAAGCTACTATAAGGGCTTACGCTCAATGGTATGCAATTACTAACCTAATAGACAAAATCAATGAAAAAACTAATTAATTATTTCACTCCTGTAGGAGAAGAGCAGATAGCATTTGCTAAGGCATTAATGGTAGTAGTTACTGCTGTTATATCAATCGTTTTTTTATTTCCACTTTTATCTTTTATATCATGAACTTTATAAACCTATTCAAAAGAGACAATACTTATTTTTCTAATTGGAAAACTGACTATGATAGTGATGTATACATAGCAGGCACTATTGAGCCATTTACTTACAATGCTACAGAGACTGATGATGAATATATGTCCCTGTTTATTCTAAGTGATGCAAATCTTAACCTACTTAAATCTAAGATATGAGACAGTCACCTACATTCAGTGCTATTTTAAGATTTTGGACTAGCAGAAGATTTGCAGATGAGGTAAGAGGTGGATTTAATCTACCTCTATACCTGAGATATTTAGAAATCATAAATAATAAAGGCAATGAGAAAGTATAAACACGCAGCCATTGGCTTGCTAATCGGATTTTTAATCGGATTCTCCTTATCAATCTACAGGCTTAAAGAATGCCAGGAGCAGAATGATATAATTAAGGACCTAATAATAGAATCACCATGACTGAGTTCACACAGCTAGCTATTGAGGTACAAAATGC